TATTCGCCCGATTCTTAGTCGCATCAGGTTGCCGATTCGGGGAAGCCACCGAGATCAGGGTCAAGGACATCAACCTGAGGACAGGGGAAGTCTATGTCCAAAGGCGAGTCAGCGATCTAGGGTCAAGCCATACCAGTAGGTTTCTAGTCGTAGAAGCCACAAAGTCGGGTCATAAGCGAAGCCTTATGTTAAGCAAAGCCCTACTACAAGAGATTCAGGGCTATGTCATAGCAAAAGCCCTATCAAAAGATGACCTACTGTTCCCAAGAACGATCATCTTAACAACAGGTAAACTAAAGACTTCTCGTGGAGAAATGTCTAGGCGACCATTCGCCCAAGACGGAAAACTGTTCCAGCATGGAACTCTGTACGCCTATACACATGGGCGTTGCCGATGTGAGGCTTGTCGAGAGTCGGTGCGAAAGCACAGGCAAAAGGCAAAGCCATACCAAAAGCAACAGGGCTTCATCGACCATACGAGTCACCTACCACGAGATGTATGGAGAACTACATGGAACAAGGCAATAGCCAAGTCAGGCATCGGGTGGAGTCCTAGAACCCATGATCTCAGACACGCTAACGCTACCCAACTTCTAAAAAGTGGGGTAGATGTGCATGAGGTCAAGGAACGCTTAGGGCATCAGTCGATAAAGACGACAGAGCGATACCTACATCGCCTTCGTCACAACCAGTCAAAGGCATCAGAAAGTGTCAATGACTTTTTGGAGTGATGATGAAACTAACACGAAGAGGCAAGATCGTATTCGGATCGCTATTTACGGCGATCTTCGTTGGGAGTGGGTTAGTGGTACTGCCACCAGCCTTTAGCCCTACGAAAGCCGAAGCACAGATCGAGCAGAAGCAAGAGCAAAAGCGATACCAAGAGCAAGCCCTAGCCAAGTACGAGAATGCACACAGACTGACTAAGACAGAGTTGGTCAACCTGCTTCACGCAGTTGGCTTCGAAGGGCAAGCCCTACGCTATGCGTGGGCTATCGCTATGAAGGAATCAAGAGGAAACCCTCTCTCCCACAACGGCAATCGAGAGACAGGGGATAACTCATTCGGGTTATTCCAAGTCAACATGATTGACTCATTGGGACAAGATCGTAGGGACAAGTTCAGTTTGGAGTACAACGCCCAACTGTTGAATCCTGTGGTCAATGCTCAGATTGCTTATCACATGAGCAATCAAGGCAAGAACTGGAGAGCATGGAAAGGTGTCAACAACTCAGTAGTCAAGGAGTGGTTGAAGCAGTTCCCTGAGTCTCGTGCTAAAGCACTAGCAAAAGCAAAAGGAAAAGCAACAGAGTAAGCAATAGGAGAAGCCCCGTCAGAAATGGCGGGGCTATCTTCGAAGTAACTCTACCTGGCAGCCAGGTGAGTTAGTTAGGGGGGCGAACATGGCAAGTGGCGGTATGCAGGACTGGCAGTCAATGAGCCATAGCAAAGCAAAGCCATACCAGAAGCCATACCAGAAGCAAGAGCAGTTCCCAAAGGAATACCACAAGGACAAGCAGTGGGTTCAAGATGAACTGCCCTTTACCGATAAGCCTTGGCGTGAGAGATCTCTTACTGATACTGAAGTAGAAGAACTTTTTTGGCGCAAATTAGTGCAGTTGGGTTGGAGATGGCAGACCTACGGAGAGAACCCAAAGAGCAGGAACATCGTGTTGCCTTGCCCTTACTGCAATCTAGTAATCGATAGCCATACCATCATCACAGATTCAAATGCCAAGAGAATGCAAGACAAGTATTATTGTGATCAAGTATTAAAGAGGCACAAGGGGCTTGAATGCAAAGCCTTACCAGAAGAGGAAGCATAACCAGAAGCAATAGCAAAAGCCCTACCAGAAGGCAGGGCTTTTACTTTTATTGCTAGATTATTTAGGTTGATTGTCTGTAATTAGTTTCACTTCGCAAGCATCAGTTGTGCAGTAAGCCTCACCAATAGCATCAGCAGCCATTCCAGCATAGACACCAGAGAAGTCAATCGGGAAGAGTTTCATTACGCCCTGCTCTTCATACTCTTCTGCTGTGATTTGTGTGTAAGGCATCTGAGGATAGACATGGTTACCACTAGGCAAGAATGAGACAGTCTTAAGTTGACCATCGTACATATGCAAAGCCGTACCAATAGCCGAGGCTTCCTTCTCTGGATCAAATGAGATCGTTACAGAGACAGAGTTATCTGACCAGTAGCGTTGAGCAGTAGCAGCAAGTGCCATCTTCTCGTAGATACTTACATCCTTCTCACTTCGCTTAGCCTCTGACTTGATAGGGAAGAAGACAACCGAAGTCGTATCAGGAGACTCACTTGCTGGCTCTACTCTGTAGTTAGCAAGTTTGAATAGCGGAAGCATTGGATCGTTGTTTGCAAAACGAATTGCGCGATTGAAGTACTGACCACCTACAGTCCAGTGAACTCCTGGAGATTCTCCAGCCAAGATACTTACTGTTCCTGATGGCTTTACTGTTGTCATCTTGATTGACTCACGGATACCAAGCCACTCTGAGTAGTTGGTGTCGTATGACTTGATGACCTTGTAACCTTCATCCATCCATTGACGCAGGACTGGGAGTCCCTTGTTGTCTGCAAAGTTTGCTACACCTGAGACAGATGTACCGATGCGGCGATTACGCTGCATGATCGCGTTGGTCTCTTCCCAGTGAGTTGGAAGGAGTGTCACAGTCTTTGCGTAGAGGTAAGCAAACTTCAATGTGCGCTTAAAGTCTTCAAGATCTGTGTGGCGATTCAAGTAAGTCTCTACCAATGTGCAGCACTCGTAGGACTCTAGTGATTGCTCAGCACATGGGTTATACCCTGCAATACGCCAATCCTTGTTGTTGATTGGATCTGCAAGGCGACCGTATTGCTTGGAGATGTCCATCCAGATAACTCCTGGCTCTCCGTTGCGAGCAATACCTTCAATGATTCCATCGAGGTTATCGCCTACGTTGACAGCCACAGAGTTGTTAGACATCCAGCCATGAGTTAGACGCTCTGGATACTTCTCGTAGTTCTTTAGGTTCAAGAACTCTTCATCATCGATGCGACCGATGAGAAGTTCTGCAGAGCGACGGACGTTGCCAGAGACTACACATACACCGATCATGTTGCCGATGTCTGCGATGTCACGACGAGTTAACTTCTGTCCAGCACGATCCTTGAATAGGTCATGGATGTACTGGTGCATCTTGATTAGCGGGTCTGCTCCTGCTGCTGTGCCACCGAAGGTGCGGATTGGTTCGCCTGCTGGACGGATCGCTTCGTAATTAAATACTGGATTCTTCGTATCTGGCTTGAGGTAGGCATTGATGAGGGTCGCTGTTGATTCGACCCAACCCTCTCTGGTGTCTGGGATGTCATAGGCGTATTCTCCTTGTGGTGCATAGATGATGAACTCTTTGTCTGCTCCCTTGTCATCAAAGCCCACACCCACTCCGAGCATTGATGCCTCCATGAGGAATGCAAAAGGCTTTGCTGGATCTGTCTTGACCATCGATCCAGTTGAGACGAAGGCACAGTTCTGCAACGCTGCAGAGTTGCGATGCTCATTGACTAGTGGAGTTCCCATGACCCATAGACCACGTCCAGGTGGTGTCCACTTCAAGTTCCATAAGCGATCAAATGCTTCTTTGGCTGAGGCTGCTGCCTTTGCATCTGACCATGGCAAGCGGTTCGTCTTTGCGTGATCCTTTTGTAATGAGTACATGCCGTTGATGACTCGCTCACATACATCGACCCATGTCTCCTTCGTACCATCTGCCTTGAGGCGAGAATAGGTACGCAAGAAAGTAATCTCTCCTACTGAGTTGCCCGCTGCATCTTGATAACCGAATGGCGCCTTCTTGGAGCGATACGGTCCAATGAAATCCTCAGTCAGTTTGAAAGATAATGTTGTCATAACCCCTACCATTTCTATAAATGTCTAAATACCCCTCTGTGGGTTGCTTAGTATTGCGCTTGGAAACCTATCATGCATCTGCTAACTTTGCGAAGTACTCTCGCCAAAAGAAAAGGGTCAACTACGGGTGATCTATGTTTCACACCCTGTTAACTGCTGTTATCAGATAAGTTAATCTTCGATTGATTCGGAGATAATCTTTGTAACTGTATCTTCTCGTAGAGCCTCTGGCAACTCACGCAGTGCCTGAGCACGATCTCCGAAGATGGCAGAGAGGACTCCACCAGAAGATTGACGGCTGGCAGTGATCTGAATGAACTCTTTATTCTGATCCATGTCGTTGACATTGCCTACAAGTTTTAGCAAGCGATCGATCTCTTGGGACAAGTTTGGATCTGCGTATCCGCCATTCATTTCCTCAGCAAAACGCATAAAAGCAACTCTTTGCCCCTGCATTTCAATAATTGCAGTCAGTAATGACTTGAGTTGATCCTTGGTCTTTACCTCTACTGGAAGATTAAATGCACAAGTATTTTGTGGCTTGAACGCTGGACAGTTAGATGCAACGAAGCAGGTATCGCATTGACGAAGAGAAGTCTGCTGTGTCTGAACAACAGGTACATCCATCAAAACATCTTTGCCATCATCGTCAGTCTCAACGATAGTCTTCATCTTGAACCCAAAGACAGGCAAGTTTGTCATCTCTTCAGGGGCTCTTTCTACTGCTCCACTGCGCTCCACTTTCCTCCCTTCCACTCCACTGTTATCAGAAGCGGATAGATCTAATCCCATCAACCCCGTCATTAACTCTTCGCTATTATCAGATAAGTTCTTGTCATTACCGCCCTCGATAATGTGGAAGTTGGGTGATTTCTTGTCCATGGATTCCTCTAATTTCTTGTATGACCAGACCGCTACTCTAGTGGCTTCAAGGGTACTATCTTTGACAAACTCTAAATAGTCTAGACCAGCCTTGTCTACGATGTTCTTGTAGCGAGGTCGTGCCTGATCCTTCATCTTCTTCGGGTAACGCACTAGTCGTGCCCCATCCCAGATGATCGTCTCACCTCTACGCATGGGCGATAACCATGACAATGTGCTTGCTGTGACAAATGGTATGGATCTTAGGTTGTCTGGCTTGGCACATCCAAGGGCGTGGTAGTTGACTTTGAACTGATTGGAGTAAGTCCTTGTAAGCGCTGCCAAGTTAGTTACTGACTCGATCTCATCATTAGGTATAGCCACATTGTGGAAGTTCCTTGACATCTCTGCCAACTTACTCTGTCCGTACTCTTGATGCCAGATGACCCATAGTTTAGGGTCGTTACTGAAAAAGGAACGCTGTTGCTCTATCCATTCAAGGCCGAGTATTTGCGAGTCAAACTCCAGAAAGCCTTCAGCACGATCTGCGTTGTTGACAAGGAACTCCTGATAGTCAGCGGCCAAGTCAATGAGTTCCTCACGAGATAACCCAGCCTTGTCAGCCTGTGATGCCCCTGACTCGATGTAGACCTTAGTCTCTGGGGTGAAATGCTCGCTTATGAGCCAGACTTTGGTCTTGGGCAATCCACGCTTACGAAGACCCCAAAAGTTGAGTCCCATCGACTCAACCTTTTGACCTTCTAGCAGGGTGCGGTTAGAGCCAACCTCTACCCCTGAGAAGATGAGTTTAGTCATCCCAGAACTCTAGTTCCTTGGGATTAGCAGCGGCGTTAGATTTAGCCACATTAACTCTAGTGATGGAGTTCTCGATCTCAGACCATTGACGAACCTTCTTAGGCGCATCAGGACGACGCTCCACAGCAAGGAACCCAGGGTTCATAAACATAACTGCAGGGATACCCTGCTCTTCAAATACCCATGCACACATGGCTGGGTCTGCATCCACATACATCTCGATAGGTGCACGAGAGCGGCTCATAATAAACTGGCGCTTCTTGAGGTCTTCACCTTCAAGATGATAGGAGTAGTCAATCAGATCATCGTAGTTGATGATTCCGTGAGAGTGAAGCCAGTGCTCTGCATCGTCTTTCTTGCGAGAGGTTCTGATAGCGACTCTGTTGTTGATGTTCAAAGCATAGTAGAGCATGACTCCTGCTCTGATTGGATCGCCTGAGTCTGAACTTAATACGCCGTCTAGTGATAGTAATACGTTCACGTTAGTCCCTTGTTCGGTAAGTTGCTGCTCTCCTGATTAGTGTCTGTGTGTCTGGTAATTCGATTCCGTAAGTCTCTTCTGCTTGCTTGTCCTTGTACTGTTTCCAGTAATCGTGCATCTGTCGAAGCGCTGGTACTGTTCCGTACTTCTTACCTGCTTGCCAGCGGTAGTTGTATACATCTGCATACCCACCACCACTAGGGCTGAAAGCATAGCGACGACTGTGATGGATGTCCTCAAATAACATAGAGCCATGCATCAGTAGTTGTTGTACTCGGAACTCTGCGTTACGACGTGCTGCATCGTTCTGTGCTCCACGCAAATCTGCTAGTGCTTGTGAGTAACGCATGACCACGTCAGATGCGCTCTGAAGATCACGCTGTGCAGCCTTCTCTCCTACTGGATTGATAGGTGCAGTTTGCTTCTCTGGAAAGACTGTCCAGTCGTTATGGGTCAAGTCGTAAGCAGCGTAAGGATTGATAGTACGGATATCTGTAGCACCAGGATTAACATAGAAAGTTACTTCAAATCCATTCCAGTC